AGGCATCCTAGAGTTTGCCTTATGGTGCAACAAGCCGTTTGCTTATCTTTTATCCGTATCTTTCTGCTTCTTAGTTATCTGGGGAGGAGTAGAAATATATGAGCGTTCTAAATGAACTACACGGACAAAATATATCTTTCAAGACATTCTTATTTTGAGAAACGATTTGCTAGGCTAATCAACCGAGCATTGGATGAGCAGTATGATGAAATGGCTCGTTTATTTGAGTCAGGACAAGACATCGGCTCTGTGAGTGGTCAAGGTATAGCTATGGTCTATCAAGCCATGTATCAGCTTATAATGGAGGATGAGGGCACTTTAACTTGGAACGAGTTTGTCAAGCCAATCACCAACCAAGAAATACAGACCAAAGACATCTTTGATGAGGTAGCAAGCACTCTTGCACCACAGAATGTGAACGAGATGACATCCTTTTGGAGAAAGCTCATGGATGGTTTTCTAAGCACCTACATTGGCTTTAGAATTTCAGAGGTACTATCGACAGGTGTTAAGCGAGTAAACGAGTTAATTGGCAAGAGCAGAGGAAATGGACTAAGCAACGAGCAGATAGCTGACTTGATTAGACAGACAGACCTAGTGCTACGATCTAACACGATTGCAAGAACAGAGGTTACCAACGCAATGAGCAAGGCACAACTTCTTGCACTAGAAAGCTCAGGGTTGAATTGGCAGAAGGCATGGAAAGCAATCCGTGATGATAGAACTAGAGATGCACACCTCTTTACCGACCCTAAGTTCTTTATTCCAATCAAAGACAACTTTATTATAAATGGTCAGCAGTTAGCATATCCTGGTGATTCAACGCAAGGAGCTTCTATGACTAATACGATTAATTGCAGATGCAGATTGTCGTTTAAGCAGGAGGGCAATAGGTTTGGATTTACAAATCGTTAAAAAACCTTATCTTTGACTATGGATTTATCAAAAGCATTAAAAGCTGGTTATTTTCAAGCACTATACCCAGAGATAGGTGTGCCTATCTACGATGCGTTTTCTATCCCTGAGATGGCAGGATATCCTTATGTGATTATCTCTAGCATTACTACTTCTGAGATTACGAATACTACTTGCAAGAAGTTCAATGCAGATGTTACCTTGGATATTGTAACAGGCTTTACTAGACCTACCGGTATGGATCAGGCATTTGACATCGCTCAGGATATTGAAGACATTATAAATCCTATGAGTAACGCTGACATTAACATTAACGCTTACGGATGGGAGATTGGCACTACCAACCTAGCAAGTTCTGATAGTGTTCAGTTGAGAACAGGTGAGTATTGGATTTACAGAAATGTTAGGACATATTCTCACATAGTAGTACCATTTTGATTATAAAAAAAAATCTGATACCTTTGAAATAATAAAATAAAAAGACTATGGCTAACGAATTATTTAGTAAAGATATTGGTGTTTACATTGACATTTCTGCAACTTCAACACCATCTTGGAAATTGGCGGTTTGTACCTCCTCAAAATCTTTGTCTATTTCCGTAGGCTCTACAGAAATCAACAACGATTGTACTGGTGACTTCGTAAGAAACCTTCCTTCTACTGCTTCTTGGACAATGAGCTTTGAGGGTGATGTTAATACCAACCCAGGTGTTAATGAAGTTTCTGCTGAAGACATCTTTGGATACACTATTGCTAGAGCAACAAGAAAGTTTAAGTTTGAATCGCTAGATGCTTCTTACATCAGATATGGTGAAGGGTTCATTTCTCAGTTTGACGAAACTGCAACTGCTCCTGAATATCAGACATACTCTGTAACCATCACTGGTTCTGGCCCAATTGATGACGCAGTAACAACTTAATTTCTGTTTTTCGTGTTTGTGTTTAGTAAAAAGGCTCCTTTTTTAGGAGCTTTTTTTTTGCTTGTCACAATTATTCCTAAATTAGTGCCATGACAGGAATAATGACACTAAACATAGGCGGCAAGAACCGAACTTTGCGGTTTAACAATTTTTCAGCTATCGAACTTGCTAAGATTATCTACAAGGGTGAGAATGCTAATTTCGAGACCGAGGACTTGCTAAATCGAATCATGAAGCTTAATGAAAAGAATCACTTTCTACTTGTTAAGACATTGATTTACGCAGGCATCATTGGCAATGACTATGTTGTAGGCTTTGAGGAGTCTGTAACTGTGGAGCAGGTCGGAGAGTGGATTGCAGAGATTGGCGAAGAAGACATCTATTCTGTATGGCAAACTTTTTGGACTTCTATGGGAGTTGACTTGCCTGCGGTTAAGGAATTGGAATCAACGACAGATTCTGTCGCTGAAAAAAAAAGTTAACATGGATTGATATTTGCCAAGAATGTTTTGGTGAACTTCGCATACTTCCTAGAAATTTTTATGAAATGACTTTTGCTGAGACTATCTTGACCATGCGTGGTCATCAGGTTAGTCAGTCAAGAGAGTGGGAGAAGTACAGATTGGTCGCATACCAGGTGTACACCTCAATTCCTAAGAAGGCTCCCAATAAATCTATTCAGCAGTACTTCCCATTGCCTACTGATCAGGGTGGCAAGAAATTAGATTCATCCTTAGTTAAAGCTCGTAGAAATGCCTTCTTAGATAAGATGGCAAAAAAATAGTATTTTTGAAATATGAATGAGCTTCAGATAAAATTAACTGCCGATATAAAGGACATCCAGTCGGCCCTGACAAAGGTAAAAAAGACCTTAAAGGAGTTTGAAGACTCAGCGTCTTCAAGTACAGATAAGACTAACAAAAAAAAGTCAGATCAAGTAGGCATTATTCAAAAATTAAATGCCGAGTTATCTAAATACAAAACTCTTATTACCAAGGCTACTAGTGAAGCTGAGATTGCTAAATACAATGCAAAACTTCAAGAGACGCAAAAAGAATTAGCAAGGTTAAATGCTTTAGGTAAAGTATTTGAACAAAGAAATGTTAAAGTTAAAGAAGAAATTGGGCTTATTGGTCAGCTAAATGCTCAGGTAAAGCAATTAAAAGTTTCATTACAACAAGCAACAAGCGAAGAAGAAGTAGCTAGGCTAAATGCTCAACTAGAACAAACGAGTGCTGAACTTACAAGAATTAATTCTTTAGGTAAAACAGTTGCTGTAAATACAGCTAAATCTTTTGATAATTTTAGAGTATCTGCTGGAGCTGCTAATGGTTCTGCAATTGCATTTAACCGAGTAATTCAAGATGCTCCATTTGGTATCATTGGTGTAGGTAACAACATTCAGCAACTTGCGGAACAATTTAGTGCTTTAAGAATTACTACTGGTAGCACAGGAACAGCATTATCTGCATTTTTTAAGAGCTTATTTACAGGTTCAAATTTACTTATATTAGGAATATCTGCGGCTACTTCTGCATTTACAGCTTATCAACTTGGCTTGTTTGATAGTAAAGAAGAAACAAAGGATTTAAAGACTGAATCAGAAATACTTAGCGATTCTTTAAACACATTAAAAAGTAATTTATCTGATGTTGATTCAGCTAGATTAAAGGGTAATCAAAGTGCTGCTGATGAATTAGTTAAGTTTAAATTATTAAAGCAAACAATAGAAGATGTAAACAAGCCTAATAGTGAAAGAATAAAGGCTTTTGAGACATTAAAAAAACTATATCCTGAAATTATTGGGAGCATGACTTCCGAAAATGCTCTTGCAGGACAATTAAGTACTGCATATAATAAAATTAATGAAAGCATAAGGGATAGGGCTAAAGCTCAAGGTATTTATGAAGTACTTGTAGAAATTGAAAAAGAAACTGCTGAGTTACAATTACAAACAATAAAGCAGGGTTTATTTAAAAATAAACTTTTAGCAGATGAGGCAAGATTGCAAAAAGAAGTTGCTGATTTAACAGATTTAGTCAATAGAAATAATGCAAGAGGAAATACAACCCAAAGTGCATTTAATGAAAGTTTAAGAAATGCTCAAACTGAACTAGCTGGAGTACAAAGTGAATTATCGCTATTAAATAATGTCGTTGCTCCTGGAACTACTAAGGCACTAAATGAAAATGAATTTGCAGCTGCTCAATTAGAGGATCAGTTTTCAAAAACCTCTAGTGCTGTTGACATTTTTATAGAAAAAAGCAAAAAAGTTAAAGATATTGGTAGAGTTCCTGAAGTAATTCCTGATATTCAATTAGATAGACCTTTATTACCAGATGTTGCACTTCCTGAGTTAGATATTAAAGGAAATCAAGGATTTATTGAAGAAATTCAAAAAAGAATTGCGGCTATTACTTTATTAAAAGATGCCTCAAGAGATTTAACTCAAATTAATGATTTTACTGTACAATTAGATGCTCTTCAACAGAGATTAGCTGAACTAAATGGAGATCAAGTATCTGAAAATATAAATGTAATTGTAGATGCATTTAGTTCTCTTGGAGCAGGAATTGCTGCTTCATTAAACATTAGTGACAGAGCATTAAGAGGATTTGTTACTACTTTACTTTCTGCTACTCCTAAGATTATTGGTGCCCTTGTTGAACAAGCAAGTGCTAAAAGAGCAACTTCTGGTCAAAACATTGCATCAGATAAAGCTGAAGCATTGGCTGGAGGTGTTGGTTTAGCAGTAGATAGTGCTAAAGGTTTAGGGCCAGTTGGTTTAGCTGTTCTGCCAGTATTAATCGCAGGAGCTGTGGCTTTGATTAGTTCTGCATTTTCTAAAGCAGGTTCAGGAGCATCAGTATCATCAGGCCAAGGCTCTACCTTTACAAACAGAAGAGAATTTGGTGGTCCTGTATCTAAAGGAAGAGCTTACATTGTAGGTGAGCGTAGACCTGAATTGTTTGTGCCCAATACAAACGGAATCATTGTTCCGCAAGTGCCATCAATGGACTATTCAGGTGCATCTATGGCAGCAGGAGCTATGGCTATCGATGTAAACATCCAAGGGGTATCCTATGGAGATGACATCTTGTTTACTGTGCAACAAGCCCAGATTCGTAGAGGCATAAGATAAAAAAAACCTTGACCACACGGCCAAGGCTTTCTGTTAACAAAAACCCAAAATAACTGCTATGAAACTCTTTTTCTTAGTAGTGCTATCTTTCTGATTCGATCCTCATCGACATCGTACTTAATGCAACTTTTCTCGATTAATTCGTCTGTGATGTTGTCAGGTCTTGACCTGATTTCTGCTATGCACTTGGCTATAACATCTGATGATTCTGTTCATGTTGGGACAAATCTAATCGAACACTAAATATAAGTCAAGATAATCCCTATTTTTTTTTGTATTTTTGACCAATGGCAGAATACAGATTTAATTGGGCATTATTCGGAGGCACGGGTTCAATAACAATTGATGGTGTAGAACCTCTTCCATTTTACGAAGAAGGTAGAGTAATGACAATTCAAGGGACATTTGATCCTGGATTTACATTTATTTCCTACGACATCAACAATGGATTTGATGCTTCTAATTCCAACCCTTGGGATTTTACAATGCCATCAAGGGATGTTAAGCTCAAAGTTAACCTTGAAGGAACTTACACCCCAACAGATACAGACTACGAGTTAAAGTACTTTACAGAGACTTGCGACCAATCCAATCAACTAATCAGAGTAGAGATTTACGAGTTCGGATATGTAGGTTCTGCTACAAAGAAAGATAGTGCAGGATTCTCTTTCCGTTGGGGTAACTTTGGTCAAGATGAAATCGAGCCAATCGTAAGGTCATTCTTTAACTTTGGCCTTGTTGGAATGCGTGATGAGTACTTTGAGATACTAGAAGGAGGCTTTAGAAAGTGGCAAGTACGAGTTCTAATTGAAGGTGATTTGTTCTGGAAAGGATACATCAACAACTCTACACTTACAATTAATGAGATAGGAATTAAAGAAGTAATGCAGTTTACTGCTTCTGACGGATTAAATTCATTCGATTCTCAAAGAGTTATTGAACAGTACTTCGCTGGGTTTGCATTCGGAACTATGCTTGGTGGATTCTTTGGTTCTTTAAACCAAACATTTAAAGAGCTTAGACCTGTACATATTGCTTGTGAAATTTACGAGACTAGGTTAGATAGAGATGATTCTGTTTTTGCACAACTTTTAATACCTGATAACTCAATCTATACAGATGGAGAAATTCCTTTATACTACGGAAATGGAGTAATTGCAGAAAACACTTCTGTTTACATCTCAGAGTTCTTGACTGCACTTCTAAAGCCATTTATGTGCAGAGTTTTCTTGTGGAGGAACGAGTTCTATATCATCTCATTACCTGAGTTGGCAAAGGATTCTTATAGGCTATTTAATTTTAATCCTGACGCTACATTTGAAGGTATAAGTACCATAACACCTGGCATGGATATCTCTTGCAAGTTTACCGCAGGACAACGCACAGGAAGACCTGTATATACAGAGTTTACAGGTACATTAGAGCTTGGAGTACTTGACTACTCATCTCGTGGAGGAATCTATGAGGAGCCATTTAGTGTAGATTCATGGGTGTACAACATTCAGCTTGCTGAGTACTACCCGAATACATATAAGCTAAGAAAGTGGAACTATGTCAATGCTATTCCAAGTGCCCAGCCTTCAAGCTACCCGACAGGAACAAACCCTGTTTTAATTCAGTATGTTTCTGATTCGCTAGGAGAGTACGCTAAGCTATGGGGAACTTCTTCTGTAAGCGGAATTGGTGATACTGCATTGTCATTCATAGAACTTGATTCTACAAGAACAGGTCAAGACATTGCGATTGCTCAAGGTAATGCAAACACACTTAGCTTTCAGTTAGAGTTTATCTTTGAGCCACGATCTAGCACAGACCCCGTAAGAGTAAATACAAATGCAGGAGTTCAGATTCGTATTGCGAATAGCTATCTTTCATTTAATGGTGTTGACACCTTTACTTGGACTAGCACACCTACTATCATGCAGTTCCCAATGACAGGTCTTTATGCATGGAATAAGCTAGACATTGTCAATGTAGTTGTACCTGAAGATGGAGCGGTCATTATAAGGCTATATGAGGTTCTTACAACGAACGCAAGCTCTGTAGATAGGTACACAGTAGGGTATAGAAATATGTCGCTTAAAATCGAAGAAAACGATGCCTTTGCGACTGAGGAAATATCAGAGAAATTCGTAACCGATGAATCTTACTCCAATGTCTACGAGGAAGTCAAATTTAAGATTGGCGATGTCGACACCGAAAACTCAAGTAGTGCTATACGGCTCGACTTACCTGGATATGGCAATCCAAATTCTCAGGCTTGGTCTAGGGATGGTGTCGAGTCAGTACCATTGATTCAGATATTCCTTCAGGAGTTAGCGAATATTAAGGGTAGACAAAACCCTAGGTTGATACTTACATTGCCTAGGAATGCTGCAAATCCATTAGAAATAAAACCATATCAGAACATCGAATACGATGGACATTATTGGATGGTAATTGCGATGGATGTAGATTTAATGGCAAATAGTTGGAGATTAGAATTAGCAAGATTAGGCGAAATAGGAAGTTAATATGGCAGATGTATCAGGTAAGTTTTTCTCAGCGAAGAAAGTAAGAACAGGTGTATCACCGAGTAGCCCAGGTGTTGAGCAGGGTGAGACATTGCCTCCTGTTAACCCTCCTGGCACTTCTCTGAACTCCGTAGGTCTTACAATGCCTTCTGCGTTTGAGGTCGCTAATAGTCCATTGACTAGCAACGGAACGATTGCAGTTACAGGAGCAGGAACAGTTTCTCAGTATGTGCGAGGAGATGGATCTTTGGCTGACTTTCCTGAAAGTATTGGATCAGGAGCATCTGTAAGCTACTACTTGAATGGTTCTGTTAATCAAGGAACTATTGGCGGAGTCACTTACTACGAGATGAATAAGACTCCGATTATCGGAGCAGGAACTGATTTTACTAGAAATTCAAATGGTTACATTGCTTCGTTTTTAACAGATGCAAACGACCCATCTTTATTAGTTATCCCTGCTGGTAACTGGAACTTTGAAACTTACTTTGAGGCATCAAGCGGTGGAGGAAGTCCAACCTTTTATCTTGAGTTATACAAGTATGATGGAACAACCTTTACACTTGTTGCATCCAATAGTGGCTCTCCTAAGTTAATTAACGATGGCACAGAAATAGAAGCTTATTTTAGTGCTTTAGCAGTTCCACAAACCACGCTGACTTTAACGGATAGATTAGCTATTCGCATTTATGTCACTACTGCTGGCAGAACTCTTACTCTACACACAGAGAACAATACTCTTTGCCAAGTTATAACCACATTTACAACAGGATTATCTGCATTAAACGGATTGACTGCTCAAGTTCAGTTCTTTGCAGTAGGTACAAGCGGAACTAACTTTAACATTGCGAGTGCTACCGATACGCATACATTTAACTTGCCTACGGCTTCTGCAACTAACAGAGGAGCATTGGCATCTGCTGATTGGACTACATTTAATAACAAGCAAAATCAGCTTAACGGCACAGGCTTTGTCAAGGCAAGTGGCACAACAATTACTTACGATAACTCCACTTATCAGGTAACATCTGAGAAAGGACAACCGAACGGATATGCATCGCTAGATGGTAACGGCAAGGTTCCGTTGACTCAGATTAACGATGCGTTGATTGGTAATGTGAATTACCAAGGATTGTGGAACGCTGCAACGAATAACCCGACATTGGCTAACCCTCCATCAAGTGGCACTAAGGGATACTACTACATTGTCAGCACGGCAGGAACATTTGCAGGAATCAGCTTTGAGGTTGGTGATTGGATTATCTCTAACGGAAGTGCTTGGCAGAAGGTAGACAACACGGATGCAGTAAGTAGTGTCTTTGGCAGAACAGGTAATGTCATTGCTGCGAATGGAGACTATAACACCAGTCAGGTAACTGAGAATACTAATCTTTATTATACCGAGGCAAGAGTAAGTGCCAATACCGATGTTGCTGCGAATACGGCAGCAAGACATAATGCGGTGACTCTTGGGACTGCCAATGGTCTTAGCTTGTCTACTCAGCAGCTTAGTCTGCAACTAGCTACAAGCGGTCAGAATGGTGCATTATCTTCTACTGATTGGACTACTTTTAATGGAAAAGCAAATGCTAATGGAAGCAATGCAACAGGAACTTGGGCAATTAGCATTACTGGAGATGCAGGTAGTGTAGATGGAATTGATAGCAGCAGAATTGTTTATGGAGGATTAGGTTCAAGGCAAGGTGTTAATTTAATTACAGATTGGAATCAATCATTATTTCCTGATGCTGCATTTTTATCATCTGAAAGTTCTACTACAAATGCTCCTAGTACAGATTTTAGTTACGGAGTTCAAACATCTTTCCATAGAAATGGACCAGATTATAGAACGCAATTTGTCACATCCTTATATGGCAATAATGTTTATTGGTTAAGACAATTAAGAGATTCTGCTGGATGGTCTTCTTGGGTTCAAATTTTGCATTCAGGAAACTTTAATTCTTACGCACCTACTTTATTAGGAGTAGGAGCAAGCGGAACTTGGAGCATTGCAATTAGTGGTAATGCTGCAACTGCAAACAATTGGACTACGGCACGAACATTAACAATTGGAGCAACAGGAAAGTCTGTTGATGGTAGTTCTAATGTAGCTTGGTCACTTTCTGAAATAGGAGCCTACGCAGCATCGAACCCTAGTGCGTTTATTGCCTTGACTGCATTAAGCGGAACGGCTCCAATTCAGTACAACAATACAACAGGTGCTATAAGCATTACGCAAGCAAGCGGTTCTACCAATGGATTCTTGTCTAGTACAGATTGGACTGCATTTAACTCCAAACAACAAGCTTTAAACGGAACTGGGTTTGTAAAGATTAGCGGAACTACCATTAGTTATGACAACTCGACTTACCTAACAGGAAACCAAACTATCACTTTAAGCGGTGATGCAACAGGTAGTGGTGCTACTGCTATAACAGTTGTTCTAGCTAATAGCGGTGTTACTGCTGGCACATATAATGATTCAGCTACTCAAGTAAGACCATTTACCGTTGACGCAAAAGGTAGAATTACAAGCATTGGAACTGCCGTTACGATAACTCCTGATTGGGCAAATATTTCAGGTCAAAGAACCTTAACCCGTGACG